CCCATTTTCCCAAGATATTGGGTATTCCTGCCATAAATGTTTTAATGTATCTCTTCTCATAAACCAAGCATGACCCACTAAATCTACTAATTCTAATTTATTGTTACGTTGCCCATTCCAACCATATTTTTTATGAGGGTCATAACCACTACCCTCTAATCTTACTCCCGTTGTACCTAGAATATAATTATCCTCTTTCATATATCCAAGGCAATTTTTAAACCAATTTTTTCCTGGTATTGTATCATCATCAAAATATGCTACATACTCAGTTTGAGCTAGTAAACCAAAGGCAAACCTACCATGGAATTTAAAATTATGATTACACGTAACCACTTTAACCCCCAACTCTGAAAGGTCGTATTGTGGAGAATCTTCAGGTTTATTATACCATACCATCACTTCTTGTGGTTTGATAGTTTGATTTTTAATTGCCTCTATTTGTTCCTGTAAATATTCTGGTCTTTTGTAACAATTTAAAATTACTGTAATCATAAGAGGATTTTAATTATTGCTATTTATTTTGGGTATTAATCTTTTTATAGTTTCATATACTTTGGTTGATGTTCTCCCATCACCATATGGGCAAGGAAATTGGATTTCATAATTGTCTATGAGTTTATTAAATAAAGGTAATAAGTATTTAGGTGAAGGACACATATATGTATGCCCACTTTGAATTCCTTCAGGACGTTCTGTAGTTTCCCTACATACTATTACTTTTTTATTAAAAAAACTTCCTTCTTCTTGTAAACCTCCACTATCACTAATTACCAATTTACATTTAACTAATATCTCTATTAATTCTAAATGGGATAAGGGGTTAATTACATTTACGTGAGTTAATACGTGTTTGTATTTTTGGACATTAGGATTTGGATGTAAGGGTAAAATAAAATTTAGCTCGGGGTTGGATTTAGCTAATTGGTTTATAGTATTAAACCATTCTTCCATTTGGTAGTGATTTTCCCTTCTATGAAGTGTTACTAATACCTTATTAGTATATTCACATTTATTTTTATGTTCAACCAAATTATCTAAAACCGTATTTCCTACTACAAATCCTTCACCTTGTGTTTTTTCACTAATGAGATTACTTAAAGAAATAGAAGTGGGGCAGAAATTAATATCTGATATTCTAGATATCATTTGTCTATATCCCTCCTCAGGGTAGGGATGGTGTATGTTGTCTGTTCTCAGACCTGCTTCTAAATATATTATTTTTATTTTCCTATTAAAGGCAGCTAAAGCACATCCAAAGGCTGAGCCTGTATCACCTTGTACTAACACGGCATCAAAATTCCCAATGGGAAATTGGATCATACAATCTGATATTATGGAATCTAATCTATTATTACTTGGAGAGATATTTATACGATAGTCTACCTTAATATTTTTTAATAAATCAGGGTGTTGTCCTGTAAATAAGAGTTCGTAATCATCTCCCCTCATTAATTTGATTAGAGGTTTGATTTTTAACCATTCTGGGCGAGTACCAAAACATAATAATATCTTTATTTTATCTACCATATACAAGTTTTTTGTGATGTATTGTCTCCCTTAAGATAACCTCTATTAATTTCCGTTAAATACCCATTTAATGTGGATCCTACATCAAGATATGTATTGTTTTTATTTTTCTCCCAAAATTTAGCTGCTAACATATTTCCTAATGGTCCGGCACAGAATAAGAATAACATATTTTTATAATCTTCTATAGGAAAATTTTCAACCATATCGAAATTATCTATAAAAGCTTCTGTGGTGATTGGTATATGTTCTACTTTAAAGGGTAATTCATTTATACGAGCATCTTTTCTTGCAAATAAAACTACTTTATGGTTACTAAATTCAGGAATAAAACTATTTTGATAATATGGGTAATTACTATTAACAAATATATTAGCCCAGGTTAAATTATTTTGTTCTGATTGTTCCCTCATCCATGTTACATGATCTTCTGGTTGGCAGCATTTACAACTTACTCCAACATAATAGTTAGGGTCTTGAAATTTAAATGATCTTATCAATTCATTTCTTACATCACCATGTAATAGGGGATCAAAAGTCCAATTATCAATATTAGTAATTTTTTTATTAGCAAGTATAGCAAACTCCCCATCAGCATATTTGCTAAAACTAAACTTCTGTTTAGATTTGAGAAGATTAAATATAAATTCTATATCCCCTTTAAAACAATTTGTTAACATTTAAATTAAATTTATTTATTTATTCACTAACTGCTCTTCCTTTATCTGCTTTCCAATCTTGTTCAGGTCTAACTTGAAGGTTAGTAACCCATCCTCCTTTAATAGTATTGAGATCAATATTATTTTCTGAGGCAAATGTAAGTAAGGCATTAACATCTTTAGGGAAACAAGTACCCCCATATCCTAGTTTACCATCTGGTCCTGGGACGTGTAAGTGACTATCTCCTATTCTTCCATCAGAAGCAAAACCATATAAAGCTGTCTCCCAATCGGTTCCTATTGCATCTGAAAGTTGTTTAAATTCATTCATAATAGAAACTTTGGTTGCAAAGAAAGCATTGTTCATATATTTGATTAACTCGGCAGTTGAAGAATCTGTCTCAATAATATTTCTATTCATAAATCTCTGTTCAAATAACTCTCTTACCTTTTTAGTATCTCCTTTTTCCCCTCCAAAGATAATTCTTGCTTGGGTTAACATATCTAACTTAGCAGTTCTCTCAGTAAGAAACTCAGGACTAAATACTATATTAAGGTGTGGATATTTCTTAGAGAGTTCTTTTGTTGTACCTGGTAGTAATGTAGATTTAATAATGTAGATGGGATATTCTACTGCTTCTTCAAATACTTTATCTATATATGAAGTATCTTGTGAACCATTTTGGTACATTGGTGTTGGTACACATACAAATATAAAATCACACTCATCTATTTCTTCTTTAGTATGTGTTGCCTTACTAGGGTCTATATCGTAAATCCTTACATCAGATGTAGGTGAGAAGGCAAAGGCCTGTGATTCCCCTACAAACCCATTTCCTATTACCCCAACCTTAAATTTTTTATTATTCATCTCCTTTATTATAATTGGTTGTTTTCGATTTTATCGTATCTTTCGTTTTGTTCTTCTTGTCTTGTAATCTCTTTATTGTGGTAGATACAATATGCTTCATCTAAAGGAAGGACTGCAAATGTGTTGTACCCTTCTACCATACCATGTACTTTATGTCCAGACCATTTAATCTGAGCAACATTTTTATATATTCGCTTTTGCTGGTCAGGCCAATTTACATGACCTTTTTCATTTACTTGCCATCTCCATTTATTAATATGTTCCTGTGTAAGACCTTTAACTACATTAGCCCTAGGTACGATTAGTACATCAACAAGGTTGTGTTCTAGTATACTTTTTAGATTTCTAACTAATATCTCAGAAGGTATCTCATCTGCATCTATCTGAAATATATAATCTCCTTCACATTCAGAGTTCATGTAGTTTTTATTCTCTAAGAAGTTCTGTTGGAAGTCGAATGGGAATGCTCTTACTTTTTCTTGATGATATTCTAACACATCTAATACTTCTCCTGTTACTCTGTTGTCATCGTACACAACTACAATCTCATCTTCGATATCTTTCAAAGGGTGTATAAACTCTATTAAATGTTGAAGTTCACGAGCTTCATTGCAAACTGTTATTCCGTAACTTATTTTCATTATATTTCTACATTTATAGGGTTAATAAATTCATTTTCTTCTTTTTTATGGAACATTAAAGTAAAAGATTGTGGTGAAAATAATGAGGGTAAATGTATTATCTTTTTTTGAATTTGACCATTCATATAAGGGGTGGCAAGGAGTTTTTCTTCATGAAGGTGGTTATTTGATTTATCTTTTACAGTTAAAATGGCATAATCAAATTGACATGAACAGTTTACTTGTTCCCTTATTTCTCTCCATTTAGTTGACCAATCTAATGTAATAGGTATACTTGTTAATTCCACTATATTAATATTAAATTTTAAGTTGTTTAAATAATCTTTTTTTCTATCACACCCACAATCTTCTTTTCCCCTTAATTTAGCTATATAAGTAGCTATTTTTTTACCTTGCCCCAATGTAATGATAGAGATTAGATTCTCCAAATGATCTCCTAATCTCATGGTATTACTTCTATATATGATAAGGCATCCATAAAATCCCTTTCTTCGTATTTGGTTAAAGATGACATATCGGCTTTATAATCAGATTTTAGTTTTTCTTTTTCATCTAAGGTACAAGGGATAGATTTTATTGCGGACCACCACCAATTATTTCTCCCTTTTCCTTCTGCAAAAATTAACCCCTTACCCTTTATATGAATATGTGTAGGTACCCATATTTTTCCAGATTCTTCTTCTTCATCTAATAATTCTTTATAAAGTTCGGGTAAAATTTCCATTTGTTCCTTTAAAAATTGACTTCCACTAACCATAGCAGAGTTATGTTGGAAACCACACCCTATACAATATTCAATATTAATATCTTTAGTTACTTCTTGGGAATAACAGGCATCAGACCCACATCGAGTACATTCTTTTAATTTATCTAAATTCATATTATATTTTTTTTAGTTTAGGTAGTTGCAATTCAGGTAATTGAAAATTAACTTGGGAAGGGAAATGGGGAATGTTTGATTTTAAAGTAGTATCTACTAATTCTTCCATTTTGTCGTAACTAAAATTCGATTTGCTAAATTGTTTTTGTTGTTTTGATTTATTAATAAAATGTTTATATTTTTTATAACATTCCTTAAGGTTTTTTCCAATAGAGGATGAAGAGGGTTTAAACCATTGTGCCTCTGGGACTAACCATTGATTCGCCGCACTAGAATGCACATTTTCTAATTCCCCACCAATAAGAGTACTAAATTCGGGTTTTAGAAAATCTAAATGACCCGACCATCCTGAAGCTATAATAGGTTTTCCTGTTAAGCTAAATTCTAATAAGGGTCTTCCAAATCCCTCTCCTTTAGTTAAACTTACCATAGCTTTTACTTTAGGATGATTATACAACTCATTCATTTCACTGTCATCAAATTCCCCATTAAGTAAATAAATATTAGGTAATGTTGGAGAATTAACTGTGTCTCTGATATTCTTGATTTTATCTAAAATATTATCTCTACTAATATATGAAGCTACACCCATCGATGCCTTTAAAATCAGAGCGGGTTTTGGTGAGTTTGGACCTTTAAAAGTTTCATAAAAGGCTTTAATTAATAATGCTAAATTTTTTCTATCATGACCAAAATCCCCCTGAATCCAATGACCCACATTAAGAAAACAGAATGATTCTTTAATATCTTGAAAATCAATTGTTTTTATTTCACCTCTAGAGATTGGTTTGTAAACATCTAAGTTAGCACCTTCAAATATTACCTCTATAGGTTTTTCTACTCTAATGTTTTTTTCTAAAGCCTGGGTTTGTTTGTTTCTTTTTTCATAATTCACACTTTCAAAAACACCCTTAGCAAAAGTGGAAGAAACCCAATTTACATCCATTCTATTTAACCCTTCAATCCATTCTGGTTTGCAAATTGTTGCTTCTATACCAGCGGTACATCCAATATTATACTTCCCTACGGGTTGGAATTCATTGGGTATGGTAATTTGCATCCAAACATCGGGTTTGGTTTCCATTTTAGTGATGGTAAGATCATTTAAGTAGGACCATTCTGGGTGGTCTGTACAAAAATTAAATGAAGTACTACCCCACCTTTGTGGGAGTAGTTTTACATCATATCTATTTGTGTTAATAATAGCCTTAACAATATCTCTAGATCTTGCACCATAACCTGAGTAGGTATCATATGGGCAACTTATTACAAAAACTGGTTTATTCATTAATAATATATTTTATGTTTTAGAAATTTTCCTTTATATTCGGTGGCATTAATTAATTGATATTTTTCTCTTGGTTCCCAAGTTTCAAACAATTCATTAAATGCCTCCATTACTCTATTTGCTTGATGTTTGGAGGTAAACCCAGCTTCATCCCCTGTAATCCATTCTCTACCTTTTAAACCTCTTTCATTTCTTTCTTCCTTAGATAAGTTATAGACTTTAATTAACTGTTCAGTAGCATCTTCCCACTTACATCTATCGTCAAATATATAAGGTGTTTGAGGTGAACCTTGAATTGATCTTGAAGTTGGATAAACTGGAAATACCCATTCACCATGTTCTTTATATGTACCTTTATGGTTTGATGGAATTTCTGGTGATGGAGTAAACCATTTCCCATTTTCATCTACAAACCTCATTTGATCTTGCATACCTCCAGTAACGTTTGCTATTATAGGTGTTCCTGCTAAAATTGCTTCTGTAATAGTTAAACCCCACCCTTCGTTTGAAGTTAATAACATTTGAACATCTGCTATATTATATAAATAATTTAATTCAGAGGTTGATAATTTTTTATGTGAAAATTGTATAGCATTAGGATAGGTTTCATCAAAAAAGTATTCTTTTACTTTATATAAATCAGTACCATGGTCAGAAACACCTTCAGTGTGTAGTACAAATTTACACTTATCTGCTTTTTCTTTAGGTAAGGAATCAAGGAAGGCTCTAAAGGCTAACATTGTATCCGGGATTTGCTTACGTCTAATATTTCTAGAATTAAAGAATACTACAAACTCAGGAATATTTTTATTAAAAAAGTTGTTTTTAAATTTCTTAAGTTCTGCATCTTCAGGGTCAAGTGGTTTATAAAGATCAGGGTTTAACCCATGAGGTATATACTTAAATATTCTATTTCCTTTATCTTCACCTAAAACAATCTTGTTAATATTAACTGTTTGTTTAGATATACCCATTAATAAATCACATGCTTCATAATAAGCCTTATTATACATAGGGGCAGGATAATCATCCCATATATTAAGATATGTGATTGGAGTTGTTTTTCTAATTTCATGTTCCATATTAAATAACCAAGTAAAATATCTTGGGTCTGTAATAAGCATGATAGCGTCTGGTTTTTCGTCTTTTATTAGTTGTCTAATGATATTGGCATCACCATACCCATCTACTGGGTATAAGGTAACAGATGCATCATTTACACCTGTAGTATCTTCTATGCTTTTATTTAAGTCCAACCTTTTACCTTTATCTGGATGTTTAATAGCTCCTGCTATTTGAACCCAATTAAAGTGGTGAGCAGTATGTACTACAATTTCTTTAGCAACAGTAGCAACACCCGAATGTACTCTAATATCATCGCAAATCAATAATATTTTCTTCCTTTGGTCTTTAGGGATATGTTTAAAACTCTTATTCATTTAAATCAAGATTAGATTGATTAGTAATAGCTTTACGAAAATCTTCATCTGTAAGATACAAATAAATAGCTCGGTCGGCAAGTTTTTGGAAGGAGAATTTTCTCTTTACACATTCAATCTTAAAGTTCTCGAATAAATCACTTTTGATTTTAACACTGGTTAGTGTCATGTCTTTGTTAGGCATAATCTTTATTTATTAAAACGTTATTTTATTATATATACGTATGTGGGAATCTACGAAAAATGTTCACCGGCTCCACATAATTCTTTATCTTTACTATAAGGACAGAAATTACAATTCCACTTTGAAGGTGATTTATGATAATCTGCTTCTTTTATTTTTCCACTTGAACTAAAACACTCATTAATAAAATCATTAATAGCATTTTTTGCTCTTGATAGTTTGATTTTACCACTTGGTGGAGTAAATTGTTGTACTCTATATGCTTGATATGGTGACATTAGGTTTTCATCATCAGGATCTAATACTTTCCTCTTAAGGATAAAAAATTCAATTTCAATCTTATCTAAAGGTATTCCATATTGTTCTGAGAAATACTGTTTATAAAGTAATAGTTGGAATTGTTTATTTTCATCTTTTTTAGCATAGTCGTTCCATCCATTAGTACTGGTTTTTATGTCAATTATTTTAAATGTCTCTGTTTCTTCATGGTATGTGACAACATCAAGATACCCCATATACAATACGTTATTTAACATTTTATTTGGTGCTACTACAATAGGTATTTCACAACCCACTAAATATGTACCTTTTTTACTAAAATATCTACTACGTTTTTTCTTAAACCATTCTAATATAGCAACCCCATCTTCAAAAAATTCTCTCATTTCTTCAGCAGATGAAAAATGTTCATTTTTATTAGATTTATATTGTTTTTGGTACTCGCCAATAAATTTTTCTTGGAATAATTCTTCCATATCGATTTCTCTATCAGCAGCAGCAGCAGATTTTTCATACATCACATCTAAATAATGTTGCATTACTTCATGAACCGCAGTTCCGAATACTGTATGTATCGAAGAGTTAAATTTTCTAATCTTATCTTTATATTGGAGTTTCCAACGATAAGGGCAGCTCCTAAAAATAGACATCTGAGAGAAAGATATATTTTTTTGGTATGCATAATTAACCTCACTAGGTGGGTTATTACGTATTTCTTTTACTATTTTAGGGAGTTTCTTTGCCAAATT